CGCTTTCTTTCGCAATGCGCGCGATTTCAGGGATGGCAGCACGCAGATGCGCGTTGATCTGCTCGGCCACGCCCATCTGGGCTCCGCGTGCGTCGATGTTGACGGTGACACTGGGGGCAACCTCGCCCGCCTGTCCGTAACCTTTCGCCTCCTGCCTGCTCAGCACGCGCTCGCCGCGCTGCAAGATGGCGGGCACTTCGTCCGGCTTCAGACCCGCCCAGCCGCCAGCGTGCATTCGGGGTGCTGCGGCAAAGGCAGAAGTTGGCACCGACCGCATCACTGTCCCCGCACCCACCGTGCCGCCGCCATGCAAGATGCTGGCATTGACCATAGGAGTGACCCCGGCACCACCTCCACCGCCAAACAGAGCGCCACCGAAGACGCCCGACAGGGCCGAGGCAATCGGTCCCAGCACCGAGTTGCGGAAAGCCAGGGTCGCAAGATCGGCGAGGATCGAGGAGACCAGCGATTTGAAGTCGAACTTGCCGGTGGTGACAAACTGCCGGAAGGCGCTTTCGGCCGAGGAGAAGGCAGAGGTCAGCGTGTCACCCAGCCCCTTGCCCCAATCCATTGCGCCCTTGGCATAATCGGCCAAAGACTTTGTGACTTGCGCCCAGCCGGTGGCCGCTTCCTCGGCGGCCTTTTTGGCAGCGCCACCCGCACCGCCCGCAGATCGACCTGCCTCGTCAAACCCGTCTGACAGCGCATCTGCGGCCTCGGCTGCACCGTTCAGTGCTGCTTGCCCTTCAGCACCCGCGCCAGAGATCGCCGATTTGAGGGCTTCCCAAGCCGTCATTGGGCGTGACGCTGCCTCTGACAACATACCCGCCACCTCGGAATATCCCGCTGCACGGGTCTTTGCCGCCTCTGCCATGCCGCCAAAGAGATCTGGGGTATCCACATAAGTCTTGCCCATCGCCGCGCGGAACGCATCGGCTGCCTCGGTGCCTGCAGCTGTCGCCGCCCCCTCAAAGGGGTTGGCAATACCGCCGAGATCAACCGCCGCAAGCCCGCCGATCTTTATGCCGCCCTCACCCGTGGCCCATTCGGGCAGCAAGGCCAGTGCTGCGTTCAAACCCTCGATAAAGAGGTTGATGCGGGTGACGACGGCATTGAGCATCGATTCCACGCCGCTGATCAGCCCGTTGGCAGCCCTGTAGGTAAAATCCCCGATGGCCTGCGGCAGCGCCCCCCAGATTGCCTTCACCGCGTCAAACGCACCTTGGAATGTGCCGACAGCGCTGTTGCCCCAGTCCACAACTGCCGACAGGGCCGATTGCAACCCTGCGTAAATTCCCGCCTGCGCACCGGCCCAGCCGGCCTCGACGCGCGACCACGCGGACGTTGCCGCCAAGGCAAGGCGATCCCAGGCCTCGGCCGCCACATCGCGCAGCAGACCAAAGGCCGCGCCGATCCCGCCGACCTGTTCGGCAAGCCTCGTGAACTGGTAGATCAATTCCCCCACCCCAACGATCAGCGCGCCAATGCCGGTGCGGATGAGGGCACCGCGCAGCACCACGAGGGTCGTTGCAAGGCCCTTGACCGACAGCGCCGCTGCCGCAAGACCCGCCACCCAGCGTCCCGCCATCACCGCCGCAAAACTCGCGGCATAGGTCGTGAGCCGGCCGAGGTTGTCGAAGATACCTGTAAGTGCTGCACCCAAAACCCCCGTCCCGCGCGCAGCTTCTGCCAGCGTATTGGCAAGCGCCTCCAGCGCAGGGGCCAGAGCCGCCGTCAGGCGGTTGGTCAGGCCAAGCCCCAAAAGGCTCAGCCGCGCCAGAGCATCTCCGGCCCGATCAATCTGGACTGCATCTGTGGCACTGACCGCCACCCCGAAGTCGCGCACATCTTGGGCTGCTTCTTTCAGCGTGGCCGGATCAATCCGCATGAAGGCCAATGCCGCCTTGTCGCCAAACAGGTCCGACGCCACTGCTGCGCGCTCGGCCTGCGGTACATAGCGCACAAAGGCCTCCTGGATCGCGATCAGGCGCTCATCCAGTGGCAGGTTTTGCAAGTCACCAGCCGACAGATTGAGCCGGTCCAGCGCTTTGACGGCAGCCCCCGAACCGGTTGCCGCTTCAGAAAGCCGACCGGTCAGCTTGCGGGTGGCTGTCTCGATCTCACCCATCGAGACGCCCGCCAATTCGCCCGCCCAGGTCAGCACCTGAAGGCTTTCCACCGTCGTATTCAGCGAGGCCGCCATATCAACCTGCGCGCCGATGGTTTGCAACCCAGAGCGCACCATTGCCACACCGGCTGCCGCGGCGGCCGCCGTCATCGCAGCAAAAGCAATGCCGGCCTTGGTTGCAAAACTCGCCAGCCGCGCATTGGCCGTGGTCATCTCGGTCGATAGGCGGCCAAAGCCTTTGCTTCCCGCCTCGCCAATGCCCTCCAATTCGGCGCGAACCTGCCGCCCACCAATCGCGACAAGGCGGACGGAAACGCGTTTCTCAGACATAGCCGTCTCCGATCTGCTCGTTCAGTTTGCGCACCATCACTGCCTCAATCTCGGGCAGCAGTTCTGCTGCGATCAGCGTATTGACCCCAAGGGCCTGCGCCATTGCCAGCGCGGCCCCCATGTCCCAGCCGAGCACTGCACCGGGGGCCACGCGAAGCTGCCCACCAAGCCGACCGACCAGGTCCCAGATCTGCCAACCCTCGACGCTGAGTGGCTGGTTTACTCTTGCCGGACAGTTGGGGCAGCGCCCTGCGCAGGCGGCGCAATAGCTTTCGCCCCCGCCGAAGGACCATTCGGCAAGGGCGCGGAGACGTTTTTTTCTCCGTCCAGGATCAGACCCTTGGCGACATATTGGGTCTGGAACGCCTCGAAGACTGGCCAGATTTCCAGAAGGGAATCAATGCCCTCGGGCGAGATCGGCAGGGCATTGCCAGCTTCATCGCCGACCCCCTCCCAGTCCAGCACCGCGCGGCGGGCGACGGCCTTTGCCATGGCAAGCGCCAGTTCCTCGCGGGATGCATCGTCTGGCAGGGCTTCTATGGCGGGATCTGCGCGAGCCGAGACCATTAGGGCTGTCGTGAGGGGGGCTACCTGAACCCGCAAGTCCGGCGCGAGGGTCAGCCAATCTGGCACAGAGGACATGTTCAGTCTGATCATGGTTCAATATCCCACAACAGTGTTGACGAGAACGGCAGTGCACAGGCGCGCGGGGCTTGCAGCCTTTGCGGCTTGCCAATCAAACGTGGCCTGAATGCCCTGCGGGCCCGGGATTTCGATCCGGGGGCGCGGCAGATAAACCGCATGCGCCGTAAAGGTGAAGCTGGCGCTGACCCCAAGGCTCCAGGCGAAGACCAACTCGCAAGGGCTTCCATCCAAGGCTTGGGTGATCAAGGTCGTGTCGGCAAAACGCACCTCCATCCGACCGGTGAGCGCCGCCATGCCGGGGTCTGCGCCCTCGATCCGCCCATCGCTCCTGATGGTTTCGATCCGGTCGAGCCCGTTGGAATAGGTCACTTCGGCAGAGATGATATTGCCAAGGGCAGCACCATTGCGGGTGATCGACCCGTTGAAGTGACCGAACCTTTGCAGTCCCAGCGCCGTGGTCGTGCCCGTCGCCGTGGCCACCGCAAGGGTTTCGCCTTGAGCCACCAGTCGTGCCGTAGCGGTCAGGAGCCCCGAGCGTCCCATCTGCCAGGACAGCTGATCACACACACAACCGGTATACATCGCATACCGCGGCACCTCGGGCATTGCGGTTTCGATCGCCATGCTCGGCAGCGTCCAGTTGCCGGACTGGAAGGTGTGGGTTTTCGGCGTGGTGCCAGAGGTGGTAGGCGCACCAAAGGTCGCCTTGAGCCACAAGCCGAGATTTTCGACATCGATTGGCACCACGACATCGCCGTCCGCAGTGACTGCATCCTTGATCGGGGCGAGCGGATCGCGCCCCTGGCCCAAAAGCTCCGAGGCGATCAAGGGTTGCTCGGACCCCAGCGTCGTGCTGGCGAAGGGCACTGTCTTAAACCCCGTGGTCGGGGCGGTGCCATAGATGGTTTCGAAGGCAAGCGCCATTTGCGCCCGCGCCCCATGGGCTCGTGCCATATCTTACTCCTGTATCTGTCGCGTCACCTAAAGAGTGTCCGCCCTATCTAAAGAGGTT